ACCCACAAGAAATGGCGTAAAACCTATTTCTCGACGCCCAGCGCGGTGTCGCACCAGGCGTACCCATTCTGGTCGGGCGAAGAGTTCCGCAACAGCAAGCGCGGCAAGAAGGCCGGCGGCGTCTGGCCCAGCGAATCGGCCTACACACAGGGCGCGCTGTGTCCGGACGGCCAGTGGCGCAAGACCATCACCCTGGACGATGCGATCGCCGGCGGCTGCGATCTGTTCGACCTCGAGCAGCTGCAGCTGGAGTACGACGAGGACAAGTTCCAGCAGTTGTTTTACTGCAAGTTCATCGACAGCACGCAAAGCGCATTCAGCCTCAAGGATCTTGAGCGCTGCTATTCGGATCTGTCGCTGTGGGAGGACTACAACCCGGATCTTGAGCGCCCATTCGGCAACAGCCCGGTCTGGCTGGGCTACGACCCGAGCCGTACCCGCGACGACGCCACCTGCGTGGTCATCGCGCCGCCGCTCGAACCTGGGGCGAAGTTCCGGATCCTGGAGAAGCACAGCTGGCGGGGCCACTCGTTCACCTACCAAGCCGCCCAGGTCAAGAAGCTGACCGAGCGCTTCAACGCCCAGCATATCGGCATCGACGTCACCGGCGTGGGCTACGGCGTGTTCGACCTGGTGCGCGACTTCTACGCCAAGGCGACGCCGATTCACTACAGCCTTGAAGCGAAAAACGCCCTGGTGCTCAAGGCCCAGGACACGATCCAAGGTAGCCGCATCGAGTGGGATGCCGGCTGGACCGACATCGCCCAGGCCTTCCTGACCATTAAGCGCGGATCCACCAACAGCGGCCAGATCACCTACAGCGCTTCGCGCACTGAGGCCACCGGTCACGCCGATATCGCCTGGGCGGTGATGCACGCTCTGTCCAACGAACCTTTGAACACCAACAAGCGGCGCCGCAGCCGCTACGTCACGAGTAACCACAGCAGCCATGGCCAACCGCAAACGCAAAAAACCTCACGTAGCCCAACAACCGCAGCAACCCATGCGCAGCTTTACGTTCGGGGAGCCCGAGCAGGTGCTGTCAGGCAACATCGGCGAGTACGTGGGGGTGTTTCCCAGCGACGACGGCAAAATCTACAAGCCGCCGGTGTCCCGGGTTGGCCTGGCCAAGCTGCTGCGCGCCAACGCGCACCACGGCGCTATTCCGAAGTTCAAGCGCAACCTGTTGCTGCGTGAATTCATCGCCTCCCTCGGCTGCAGCACGCAGACCATGGGACGAGCCGGCCTGGACTACATGGTGTTCGGCGAAGCGTATCTGCTTCGCCATAGAAATGCTTTTGGCCAAGTGCTGGAGTTGCAGCACCTGCCGGCGATCAACATGCGTGTAAAGGTGGGTGGCGGGTTTGTGATGCTGCTGCCCGACAACAAGGAAATGGAGTTTGAAGAGGACGAGATCGAACACGTCCTGGACTACGACGTGGAACAGAATATCTACGGCGTACCGGACTACCTGGGCGGCCTGCAGGCGCTGCTGCTCAACGAAGCCGCAACCCTGTTCCGCCGCCGGTACTACAGCAACGGCGCGCACGCCGGCTACATCTTCTACACCAACGACCCCGACCTGACTGAAGAGGACGAGGACGAGCTGCGCGCACAGATCAGTGCCAGCAAGGGCGTGGGCAACTTCCGCTCAATGTTCGTCAACATCCCCAACGGCAAGGAAAACGCGATCCAGATCATCCCCGTGGGCGATTTTCAGGCCAAGGACGAACTGGAGAAAGTGAAAAATATCACGCGCAACGACGTCATCGCCGCCTGGCGAATGAACCCGGCGTTGGCCGGCATCATCCCGGAAAATACCGGCGGCTTCGGCGACATCGAGAAGATCGATAGGGTGTACACCAGCAACGAAATCCGGCCGATCTGCCAGCTGTTCAACCAGCTGAATGACACGCTCAGAGAGGACAGGCGATTTAGCTGGCGAGCAGCGCCAGAGGCAGTGGATACAACTACATGAAGAACCCAACAGAGAGAATACCACTACATATTGTGGCAATATGGTGGCGATCAGCTGCCCCTGGGGAGGGACACAATGAGAGTTGTATGCAAATGCGGACACAAAGGCCGCATCGCTTCGCGGGAAGAAGTGACCATGGATTTTGTGAAGCTGTATTGCCAGTGCCTGGACGCAAAGTGCGGGCACACCTGGGTGGCAAATCTGACGTTTTCACACACGCTGAGCCCGTCGGCGCAGTCATTCGAAAGGATGCTGTTCGACCGCCTGCGAGACATGCCCAGGGCGAAACAGCGGGAGCTGTTCGAACAGTTGGGATCGCAAGCCGTGGCGTAGAGTCAGACCGCCGACACGGGAGCATCGGCGATCGGAATCATTCAAAAAGTGGAGGTCAGTTCCTTACCGGCCCTTTTGGGTTGATTACCAGTATCTCGGCCACTCGGCGGATTTGTTGCTGCTCCACATGACTTAGCCGGCGGTACAGATCGATCAGACGACGCTCAATATTGGTGAGCTCGGTTGTGTCGAACTCAGTGGTATCAAACGAGGTTTGATCGTTCTTCTTGCGATCCAACATGCTTACTACTCCATAACGTGCATTGCTGAATCGACGTTATCGGGGGCGGCAAACAACTTTGAAACGGGGGCACGACTAATGAGTCATGTGCTTTGTTGCAAGTTAAGACCTATGGCGGGCGGCATCGTCGGCCATGGCCTCAAGGATGCGGCGAATCGCTTTCTGATCGTCCTCTGGAATGCTTCGGTACTGCTTTACCAGACAATCTTCGACGGTGTTCAAAGCATTCTCAGCCAAGGTCGTACGAACGCCGGTAAGGATGTAGGGGATGTCGAAGCCGAAGTGAATTGCGACCTTATTCAGGTAAGGCGCCGGTGCATCGCTTGTCCCTGCCTCGTAGTTTGCTTGGGTTCGCTTCACAACGCCGATCGCGTCGGCGACCTCTGCCTGCGTCAGACCGCATCGCTTCCGTTCTTCCTGTAGCCGGGAACCAATTTCTTCAGAAAGATGCAAAATTATTCATCCCAAATATTTACAAATGCATTGAAGTGCATCATTCTGCATTTCACACCACATGAAATTGCATGGATTTGCACTATGCCGAAGACAAGCATCAGCGAGCAAGCCCGCCAACAAGCGCGGGAAGCATTGGAGAAGCGCGGTCAATCCGCGAAGGACTTTGCTGTTCTACATAACCTGAGTCCCAGCACCGTGTATGCGGTGCTGAGTGGCCAGAGCCATTGTCGCCGTGGGGAGGCACACCGTGCTGCCGTGTTACTCGGCATTAAAGACGGTGTGATTGAACAGTAATGGCAGGGGCCCACAGGGAAAAGTAGAAGATGAAAAGCCCGATCCTAAAAACTCGCAAAGAAGTCATGAGCGAGATCATCCGCAGCTACACAGGCGGACGCGAAGCCGCTGCAGCACGCTTGGGAATGAAGCTCAAAAAATTCGATAACCACGCATACGAAAGCGCCGGCTGCAGCCCTCTCAGTGACGCACAGGTCTACATGCTCGAGCAGGACTGTGACACCCACCACTTCCCGAACTACGTAGCGTCCCTGTATGGCGGGCTGTTCGTCCCGGTGGCCGACCCCGAGACGCTGGACAACGTGGAGATGTACGCCCGGTCGGTGCAGGTAGCGGCGAAACGCGGTTGTGTAGACCAGGCCATAGCCAAGGCCCTTGAAGACGGCTCGATCAGCAAAGAAGAAGCCGAACTGATCCTCAACGCTCACAACCTCCACATGGCAGCACGGCACGCGGAAGTGCTGGCAGCCATCGATCTGTACCGCTCGAAATCGGTGAACGGCCAATGAACAATCTGCCTGCAGTACAGGAATATCAGGACATGCTCAAAGCTGCGGCGTTGGTGTTCCTTGAGCGGCATCAGCGTGAACACCTCGGCGACGATCAGCAGCTGCTCAAGCGTGCAGTTCAACACCTGGTGGCGGACTTCGAAGTACTGACCCCAACCGCCGAACGAATGGTTCATCTGGCCTACAGCAATCTGTCTGCGGTCAACGATCGGCAGCGCCTGGATTTTCTGACCAGCACGTCGACGCACACCGTCATTACCGACACCTCCACCGGTGAGGTTTGGGCTGTCCCTATCAGCCTGATCTATGAACGCATCCTCAACGCACCGGATAACGGGCGGTTTCGCGTAACTACTCCGTAACACCCAACCAAATCCCCGATCCCCCATTCCCGTGGGTTTGGGTGAGCTGCGCCCGAAATTGAGGTTTGACGATGGAAAACGCCATGAACATCAACGCAAAACTGACGCCGGACCAGGCCGAAGCGCTCCTGGTCAACCTACGCGAGCAGTACCGTCTCAACCTCAATGAACTCTGGTACGCAGACCAGTACCGCCTGATTCCGGACGGCCTGCGCCACGGATCAATCCTCGCCAACTGCCCCGTGATGGCCGCTCAGAAACACCTGATTGGCGCCCTCATCCTCTGCCTCAAAACAGCGAAGTATCCATGAAAGAACAATTGCGCAGCGACGTGATCGAGCGCCTGAAAACCGACTACGGGCTCAAGCATCGGGCAAACACCGACTACATGCGCGGCGGCACTTGCCCTAAATGTCGCCAGAAAACCCTGTACACGCGGTATTCGGCTCCGTGGCTGGTGATTTGTGGCAGGCCTGAAAAGTGTGCCCACACCCTGCACGTGAAAGAGCTGTATGACGAGCTGTTTGAGGACTGGAGCAAGCGTGCACCGGCAACCGATCAAAACCCCAACGCAACCGCCCGCGCCTATCTGGAATTTGCCCGAGGCTTCCGCATCGAGCTTATCCAGGGCTGGTTCACTCAGGAAAGCTTCTACTCCGTCGAACACAACGCCGGCAGCGCCACCGTTCGCTTCGCCCTGGAGAAAGGTGGCTGGTGGGAACGACTGATTGATCGGCCGCACCGCTTCGGAAAGATGAAAGCGCGGTTCAAATCCAAGGACAGCTATCGCGGTGTCTGGTGGTGCCCGCCTTGCGTGGATCTACTCGAAGCCAAAGAGATCTGGATTGTTGAGGGCATCTTTGACGCGATCGCCCTAGTTCACAACGACATCGCGGCCGTGTCGGCCATGTCCTCAAATGCGTTCCCCGAAGAGTCCCTACGGACGCTCGCTCGTACCCGGGAGGGAAAACTGCCCAAGCTAGTTTGGGCGCTCGATAACGAACCTGGTGCCCACGCCTACACCAAACGCTGGGCGAAGCAGGCGCGAGCCCTTGGGTTCGTCTGCGAAGCTGCACAGATCCCGCTTCGTGACGGCCGCAAGACTGACTGGAACGACCTGCATCAGCGTTGGGGCTTCATCGAAGACGAGAGCGAGCGCGCCGACCAGGTCGCAGCCGATCTCAAGCAAGCACGTCACCAGGGCGCGCTGCTGTTGGCCGAGAGCGCCGCTGAGAAGGCATTGCTGATGTACGACTGGAACAAGCGTGGGGAATTCCACCTTGGCTTCGGTAACCGCCTGTACTGGTTCAAGTTGGACATGGAGAAATTCAACCGGGCGATGCAGGACATCGAGGACAGCGAGAACCACGACGACCAATTGCTCAATCAATCACAGCAGCGTGAGAAGGCGCTGCAGCAGTCCGGCAGCGTCGTGGAAATCGCCAACTGCTACCCACAAGCCCTGTATTTCCAGCGCAACGAAGTCACGGACGAG